CGCGGTTGGGCGCGATCGGACCCATTACGACGTAGCTGTCGATAGGCAGGTACGAGTTAGTAGTAACGCGGTCTGCACGCGGGACCTCGCCACTCTCCGCTGCACCCCACTTGCGCACGCGACCGTCTTCACACCCGATATGGATCGTGCGGTCTAGCGGGCTGTCGCCGTCCACTACCAGCACAGAGGTCGGCTGGATGCCGTCGCCAGTATTGCGCCCGAAGCGGTCGATGTGGAACGACTGCGTTCGCTTGTCGAAGAAGTAGTGGTCGACGATAATGCCTGGGTTGCGGAACGGCATCACCAAGATGTGCACTCCATCGTCGATGAAGTTGTAGAACATCTCAATGTAGTACGACTCAAGGTCGATGCTGTTCAACCGGCGACGCATCTTGTTGGCGCTAACGTCAACGATGCCGCCTCCAGCCGCAATGGTGTACAGGCCACCCTTGCTGCCGAAGAACCACAGGGTGCCCGTGTCGTCCTTACACCACGGCTTGCCAAACGACATGCCGATCTCATCGCTCACGAGGTCGAACTGGCCCCCAGCGCCCGGGTCGCCAGTCAGCTGGTAGATGCTGTGATCGCAGCCGAACCACAGAAGGTCGTCCTTGTACGGGACGATGCTGTTGATGATGTCCGGGCACTGACCAGCCTTGCTTGTGACAGCGCTTATTGCAGCGGTCACGTCCGGCTCCGGCGGAAACTGATCCCAGTCGTAGGGGTCGTTGACGCGCGACATGTGCCACGAGCCGGGTGACTCGTCGCTGCGGGCTAGTACAGCACGCCCGCGCCAGTAGGCCACAAGCCTCTGTCGCTGCGGTACACGGCCCAGGCTACCGCTACGCCACTTGTCTACGGTTCGAGTCGCAGGGTCATACACGTACCCACGAGAACCGTCGGTGTACATGATGATGCCCTGCCCCGAAGCGCTGCTCACATATGGAGCATCTGAGCGGTGACTGATCGACAGGCCATCAGGGTCCAAGACGGCCTGATATCCCGATGTGGTGTACTCGTACCACTTGCCGTCGCTCGTAGCTACGTTGCGGATCTCTCTGAGCGGCAGCTCGTTCGACACGTACGGCTCAATGAGCGTTACGGCCGACACGCTTGCTTTGCTGCCAACGGTCGTGTTCGGCGTACCCCCTGTCACGACACGGTGCGCGTAGGTCACGGCAGTCGTGTCGTAGGAAGGAATTGCAACGGGCACCGCAGCGCACAGCACCGCCGCCCGAGTCACCCCAAGACCGTCCTCCGCTACGGTGTGCAGCTTGTCGATAGACCACGTCAGACCTTCGGTCCACTTGTAGACAAGCAGCTGATTGCCGTCTTCGTCGCTGTTGGAATCATTACCGTGGTACGGCACGTACACGTTGCCGTTCTGGTCCGACGAGATGCGCATGCGCTCGGAGTTCGGAGCAACGCTAAACCCGGTAGCTGACGCGCCAAAACTCAGAGACGCCTGTAGCGTGTCTTCCTCCCACACGCTGATGTGCGGGTTGCCAGTGCCACGCGTGCCGCCAATGGTCCAGTAAACTTGCTTGCCCTCCTCGGACAGAACCTCGCTCAGCTCAACGTCAATGCCAAGGCCAGCCTGCGTTGCTGATGCAGAATCGTAGCCCGTCAGAGTGGCCGTGATTGTCGTCGGAACGATGCACTGGAAACTTGTCCGAATGGCGTGCTCAATTTGATTGCTAATGACCACCGCGCTGGTTACATAAACCTGCCCGGACGCAGCCACGCGCATGCCGCCGACAAAGTTAGCTTCGTTTGCGCCATAGCTCGCGGCGCCTGTAATGCCGGCGTAACCTACGTCCAACTCACCGTTAGACTCCGACTGCGGCACAGCGTCAAAGGTATACACCGCGTACCGCCGGAACCTCCACTCGCTCTGGCTGTAGTCTTGGCTATAGTAGATGCCCCACACCAACAGGTCCTCGCCATAGATGACCATGTCGATGGGGTGGAACCCGGGATTCAGCGTCCACGCCAGCTTGTACTCACCATCAGCCTGCAGCTCATAGGCTTTGATGTATGCGTCTAGGTTGGACCCAATCGTGTGGTCCTCTTCCTGACCGCTGGCCACAAACACGTTGCCGAAGTCATCGACACACAGTCGACGTGCGGTCAGGTTGTTGCCCTCGTCGATGCCGGTCTCAATGCGCTTGGTGACGCTGCCATCGTCGCTAATGGCCAGCACCTCACCGCCATCGCACAAAGCCCAGTACGTCTCGAACAGGTCGCGCTTGAGGTCAATGCAGTTGGCAAGCCCATCCGCAGTAACCGCGAAGGCCATGGTGCCCTCGACAATGGGATTGGCCTGCACCTCCCACTTGAGAGGGTTAATCTGACGCTGCACCGACGTCAGCGACGTAATCTTGCTGAAACCATTCGCGGGGCTGTCGCCTGTAAACAGATCAAGGCCCGTGCGCTGCGTGCCTCGGGCTCGACCGGTTCCGGGGTCAAAGCAGCGCATGTTGCGCTCGTCCCGGCTAGTGCCTGACGGCTGGTCGCTAAAGGCGAACGTCTCGCTGACACCACCGAAGGGGTAGGTCAGGTCAAGGTTGCCTTGTCGCCGTCCGTCGTTGATCGCCATTACAGAGGTCCGCCGGTTTGGTCGAAGTTCCACATCTGGTCGTTGAGACCGTAGTCAAACTGCGCAGCGCCATTCTGCATCGGTCCAAAGTCCTGCTGCACGTAGCTGTCGCGCCTGCGCGCGTCGCCAAACAGGCCGCTGTTCCTGACGTTGCCCAGACGAGTAGCCACGTCGCCTTCTGCGTCGCGCTCGTACCCCAGCGCCACATTGCGCACTAGCGCGAGGTACAAGGCCTCGCACCACGTCGGCACACCGACCGCATCGTCGTCGTTACGCAAGGGGTTCCAGCCCCTACGGTAGTACGCAACAAAGGCGTCCTGCTCGTGGGTTCCCGGCGTAGGCCACAGGTCCAGCCTGGGCATCGGGGGCCCGCCCTGAGTCGCGTTGACAGTGCTGTCTAGAACGAGATCAGGGACAGTCTCGGCGAGCGCCCAGTCGTCGCTGTCGTCGCGGCCTGCATATCTCGACTCTACTATTAGCCCGCCTAGGCCGAGGTTGGGCGCATATTCAGCCCGCACCATTAGGTCAGCGCTGTTGATCGCCTTGACGAGCTTAATTGCAGTCGTTTGCTCGCTGGCCCCGTCTCCTAGGTTGTACTTATCATTCTCCGTGTCAGTGCCGGCATTGAAGTGAAAAGTAACCACCCTCGCGCTGTCGCTAATAATTACGGTGCCAGTATCGTTGTAGCCGGCAGTGAACTCGTAGTTCAGGCGCTTCTTTGTGCCGCGCTGGGCGTACACGAGCGCTGCCCAGTAGTGAAACGACGTGTTGATCGTCGAAGCGCGCCTGCGAGCCAGCTCCTGCGCCGTAGTCAGCGTCACGTTGGCGTTGATCGTGTCAGCCGACACCAACGCGTTGATGCTGTGCACGTTCTCAGGCAGCCAGATGAAAGGCTGGTCAGGGAGCAGGCTGAGGCTTACCTGCTCCCCTTCCAGCCACCGCCAAGGGTGCATGTTCACAAGGTACTCGCCAGCGTCGTTCAGGATGCGCAGCCCACCAATGGACGGCATCTTGTCCGCGCTCAGCGCGTGCCGGACGTGATCCAGCGCTTCCCTAGCGGTGAGTGCCATCAGACCCCGCTAATTCCGTTGAACCAGACGCGGACAGAGCCGCCAGCTGCGACGGTGCCGTTGACGAATCCCCACCCGAAAGGCTTCTGGGAACCCGCATGCTGCACAACACGTCCGGTAGCGTCGACTTCGAACGGCTTACCGGTATCGCCTGCAACCCACGAGCCACCGGCCAAAGCAGTGTCGTTACCGGCAACCTTGATGACGGTGTAGTCGTTAGCAGCAGCCGCGATCAGGGCCATCCCAACCATGCCGTGGGTGTCTGAGTTGATGGCAGCGCTCGAAGTGCTGATGTTTACAATCCCGCGAGGGTTGTTGTTACCGTCGCCGGTTTCCATCGCGTAGAACTTGCCTACCTCTAGCGCACTTCCCGTTTGGTTTTGCACGCGCCAGTAGATGTTGGGCATCTGCGGCCTTAGGCCCGTGCCCCAGTCGACCTGAGAGGCCGTATAGCCAGGATGCAAGTGAACTAGCTCAAGCTGAACATTCTCAGCACCCGCGCCAACGCCGTCTGCCGCACGCGGCAGCTCAGCGCACGCAAAGTCTCCGTCGATTGCCCTGTGAAGCGGTGCGCTCACAACGGCCTCGCCGCCTACGGTTGCCTTGGTCGGCATAGCCAGTGGCGATGAGCCCGCGACCTGTACATCGCGCCCAATCGTGTCGCGGTTGATGACCCAGGCAAGTCCGCATCCAGCCACCATAACCTTGACAGTTTGCCCCGGCTTGGCGTCGTGCTGCGCAATTCCGTAATACCGTCCGGCGCCAGCATTACCACGCGTCGACCAGCTGTGAATTAGCGTCTCAAAGCCCTCAAGGCCGGGAGTAAAGCAGATACACTCGCTTTTTCGCACAAGGCCGCCGTCAGGCACCACAGTAGAGCTAGTAACGGCGATCACCTTGACACGCACATATTGCGTGGCGAACAGTGAGTTGAAATCGGAACCAGCAGTCAGGGCGTAGGTCATGTCTGTTTCGTAGTAGCGGGGGCGAGCCCGGTGGCCCGCCCCCTAGTTACATCAGGCGTGGTTAGTGCCGAACGTGTTGAGGCCGTCGAACATCACCTTGACGGTGCCGGCAGCTGCAATCGCCTCCAGAGCGTAGCCGCAGACCTTGTCAAGCGCGTCGGCCTTGTTGAGGCCCGTGGAGCTAGCGCCAAGAGCGTCACCAGCATCGACCGCTTCGTTGACCGTAGCGTCCAGAATGCCAGACACGGCAAACTTGCCTTTCGCGCCAGAAGCGATGCTCTCAAGCGCAATAAGGAAGATGCCGGTCTCGACGTCTTGAGCATCGGGATCAGCAACCGCGGCGTCTACAGCAGCGGTCGTAGTAAACACGCCACTGTTTGCGTCAACGGTAACTGCGACGCCGACCACGTCGCCCTTAGCAAGGGCGGCGTGGGCGATCATAACGCAGGTTTGCTGACGCAGGTGAAGTCCAAAGTCAGGACCTGCAATAGGGGGAGTACCAGCCATTTCAATATCCTCCTGAGGATCAGTAGCCGCCGATAGCGACGTCGTTGGTAGCGGGAGAGACGATGCCCTGGCGGTGACGAGACCGGCAGATCATGTTGTACCAGCAGTCCACGGGCATGACCGTAGTGAAGGGCTGGTTCGGGTGCTTCATCGTGGGGTGCGTGTACATGTAGCGCGTCGTGTGGAAGACGAACTTCAGGTAGTTAGCGTTGATGAAGTAGTAACGCGGCCCTTGAATGTCCGCGGTTTTCTCGGTCTGGTTAAAGCTCTCGGTCGGGGACCCGCCGTCGCTGTACACCGCAAGGTCATCGAGACTGCTGTTCCACTCGATGTCGATACCAGCGTACTGAGGCTTCATGTACGAGGGGTCCTGACGCGAGGCGGTGACGAAGGTGTCTTGCGACGCACGCAGGCAGCCCTGGAACAGCTGATACCCGCCCTTCGACGTCGCGATCATCATCGCGTTTAGGCTCGGGTTCTCGAAGTACTCCTGATGGCTGGGCGGCGGGATGAACTGCACCTCTTGGTACATCTCATCAAACGCCGCGAACAGCACCTCGCCCACGTTTGCGTAGGTCTGGTTTCCCGCCGTAGCGTCGGGGGTGTAGGTCGCACGCTGGTTGTCCCACTTGGTGTCTTGCAGACCTTGCAGGGTCCCCCACTCGGTACCACCGGTACCGCCATCGTAGATGCCGGTTTTGCCACTGGTCGGGGCTTGCTCGCTAATGAAGCAGGGCAGGCTGTAGGGCTGAGTGCCCGCCTGCGCCTCCATCTCAGCGTTCGACGGCGCGGCAAACAGGTGGTCCTCCATACCGTTGAACCAAGAAGTCCAGAGGCGCTGCTCTTTGCTGCGCTTGATCTCCTTGTAGGTCTGGTGGCGAGCGTTGCGGCCGAGGCCACCCACGTTCAGTTCGATCTCGTGATCCGTCCAGCTCATGTGGTCAACGGCGAAGCGCCAGTTGATCTCCCACTGCTCAAGGATCTGAGGGTTCTGCCAGCTGAAGGTTTCGTTCGGCTGGTAGAACTGGAACGTGTTCTGCTCGTCAAAGAGGATGGTGTCTTTGATGGTCGAGCCGCCCTGAATGGTTTCAGTCGGCCCTTTGCCGCGCATGAAGCGGCGAAGCATATAGTTGTTCTTGACGGCTTCGTTCACGATGTCGGACGCGGACGTAAGGAACGCCGGCCCGGTGTTGTTCATGAAGTCGTTGAACGTCGAAAGTGCAGAGCCCATTTAAGGTTCTCCTACAGGTTAGGTTTGCCAATAGCACGTGCCCGGGCGTACTTGTCCGGGTCGTTGCTCTCAAGGATTCGCAGCACAGCGTCTTGTCGCTCCTCCGGCGTGCTGTAAGTCGGAGTCGCCTCGGGGCGAGGTTTCACACTCGGCATCCCCGCTTGACGGTAGTTGGCTACCCGCTCCTTGGCATCACGCGCTTGTTCGGCGATCTCACCCCGGTATTCCAGCAGGATAGCTTCCTCCATCATTTTGCCTGGGTCGTACTGTGCGCCATCGGCCCACATCTGACCCATGCGATCGAGCACCTTTCCCCACCTCTCGTCTTGCGTGTCCCGCGCCTGCGGGTAACGGTCGACCAGAGACATGCGTGCTCGCTCCAGCTCCGTAAACAGGAGCTGTTCCTGCACAGCCTGTAGCACTCGCTGCTGCTCTTGCACCAGCTTCTGCATAGGCTGCACAGCCGCCTGCTGCAGCTCGACTAGAAGGTCCTTACCAGACTCATCTAGTCCCAGGTACTCGGCAAACGCGGTTGCCTGTTCAGCGAGGTTAGCGACGCTGGGTTGGTCAGAGGTGGGCTCTGCTGTGGCCTCCCCTGAGTCCTTGTCGGTCTCGGTGTCAGGTGACGGCGCTTGCCGCTCACGCAGCATGCGGTCGACATCTGCCTGCATCTTCTTCCTGTGCTCCGCAATGGAGAGCAGGCGATCATCAGACAGTGCTTCTAGGTCTTCAGGCGTCCATCCATCGCGCTTCAGGATGTCGTACGCCTGTTTGTGTTGTTCAGAGAGCGGCGACGTCTCGCTCTCTCTGTCCCCCTGCGGCTCCCCAGCCTGAGGTTCAGTCTCCTCCGAGACGTCGCCTGCGGGTATTAGATCATCTGGATCCGGGTCCCCGTCAAGCTCCATCAGGACTCTGTCCTGCTGCTGCTCGGCGGTTTCTTCCTGGGTTTCAGACGTCTCCGGCGCCGCGGCGGCCTCTTGGGGCTGCGCGGCTTCGGGGGTTGCGTCAACGGTCTTCTCTTCTTCGCTCATATTGCCTCAGTTATGGTTCAGAGTTCGTCGTAGTGCACTTGGGTTCCCTCTTCGCCGCGTGCACGGCGCGCAGCTTCGTGCGCTTCTGCCATGTTGCGGAAAATCGGACGGCCACTTTTATCAAACTGGCCCTTGTGGTGCTTCCAGTTCTTCGGCATCTGCCGAGAAACGAAAGCGTCATCTTTGCGCACAATAATGCGCGGGTTGGACTTAGTCATTTGCCTGTCTTGTTGTGTTTCTTGCGGTTGACGCTGCGGGACACGACCCGCAGGTTCTTCCTTCCGTTGCCACCGCCCTTCGACATGGGCTTTTTGTGGTCAACTTCTCGGCCATCGCCTTTTTTGACGCGGCCAGCGCGCTCCATGACCCGCCTGTTGCGGTTCCGCTGAGCACGCTCTTTCTTCATCTTGGTGCTCGCGTGGTACTTGCGGTACTCCGAGTTCGCCATCAGCACCTCCAGCGCCTGCGAGCGGCTTTCCCACGCTCGCCTTTCCAGCTGCGACTGCGTGAGCAGAAGTTAGCACGCCGTTTCGCCCGCTTCGGGCCAGGATTCTTCTCAGTGACAGCCGTGCTCAGCTTGCTGCCTGGATTAGCAGCGCGGTACTTCTTGACGCCTGCGGCTGTCATGCCAGCACCGGCCTCTGTTGATCGAAAGTTGCCCGCCGACTTCTTGCGCGACGGCATCTTACTTTTCCTACGCGCCACTTGTACCTCCTTGCGGGGGGCCAGTCGGCGCCTGCTGCTGCATGGCGCCTAGCATGCGGCTCATCTGCTGCCCCGCGTTGGGCAGTTCCTTGCTGGGCTGCTTGGTTTGCACCGGCTTTCCAGGCTGTCCGGCCTGAGCCTGCATCATCGGCGTAGCGCTCTTGAGCGCAACTTGCGCCTGAGCCTGCTGCATGCGCTGCAGGTCTTGGGCAAGACGCGTCAGGAACTCGGGACGCACAAGCTCCGGCAGATCGGGCGCGTTCATCGCGTTGCCAATCTTCTGGAAGTGGTCGAGCCACGGGTAGTCAGGGAACTGCTGCATAGCTGGCAGCGTGTTCAGGATCAGCGAGTGCGTCTCCATCGCGCGCTTCTGTGCCATGCCCTCTGTAGCGCGCTCCATGCTGTACGGCTCGATCTCTAGCTCCAGGTCTTCGAAGCCATAACCGGCCTCGCCGTCATGACCACCGCCTTCGAAGTAGGGCGCTGCGTCGGGAGGCAGGCCCATCTCTCGCGCAGTCTCGCTGCCAAGCGGGAACACGATGCGATCATCGTGGTACATGTAGAAGGCGACCTTCTCCAGCAGCGCGGTCACTGAGTCCGTGAACGCCTGTTTAATGTACGCAATGCGAGTGTTTGCTGCCTCAGATGCGATGGTGTGTTCCGTTGCCGTACCAGCTCCAGATACCGCTCCACGCAGCGCTTCGTCCATCCCGAGTGCCCGGTCCGCTCGCTCGCGGCACGTAGCGATCCAGCGGGCTTGCTGTTCTGTTTGTCCGCCAAGTTCGAACTCCTGAATCATGGCGCGACCGTCCTCGAACGGGACGACCGCAACGTAATCGTGACCGGTATCTTTGACGAGCTGCGCTGTGCGGGGGTCGTTGACCCCCACGATGCGCTTGTGCTTCATCATGCTGTTACTCGCGGCCCGAACGTGTTCGTTCAAGTCGCTGATCTGGGCCTCCACTGCCAGCAGCGGGCTCAGAGGAATCGGGCTGTCCGGCACCTTGTAGACACCGAACATGCTGTACGGCCCAGTGCGCGGCCCGTAGAACGGACGCGGCTTGCGCAGGTACTTGCCTAGCGGGCTGCTGCCCTCAGGCGACTGGCAGGCAGCCAGCGTAATGATGGTGCCGTGGAACCCCATGTCCGATCCGGGGCTCTCGTCCATCTCGTAGTCCGGGCACCACACCTCGTAGACCACGATTTCGTCACGGTCCGGGTACAGGCGCTGATTCCCTTTGTCGCGATGAGCGTCTGAAGCTGCGGCCTCGCGGATGGCCTCTTTGTCCCAGCCCTCCTCGCGGTCGGCCATCGCCAGCAGCTCTTTGCGCGTACGGCGGTACTCGTGACCCATGAACAGGGCGTCGCTCGCGCGCGTGCATCCGGGGTCGATGATGAACTGCTTCGGGCTAATGCGCTCGACAACAGGCCACATGATCTTGCTCGGCTTCTGCACATCCTTCTCAGGCATGTTGACAGCGCCGCCGCTACTGTTGACTGCGTCTTCGCGCACGACTGCGACGCCGTAGCCAAACAGCATGTCAGTCGCCAGCTCTACAAGGCGCTTGCGCAGCACGCAGTCGCGCACCCAACGGTTGAGCCCATACCGCAGTGCCGTCGCAACGTCGTTGGCAGGTCCCGGCTTACGGCTCGAAACCTGACAGCGAGGGTTGTCAAAGATGAGCTTAGGGATCATCAGCGACACGTACTCGTAGTACGTGTTCTCGGGCGCGTACGAGTCGCTCCCTGTAGCTGTGTCCTTCTTCCAGTAGGGGCCTCGGAAGCGCTGAATCTGGTCCTCCAGCGCCTTGGTGTGCCGGTTACGGAACTCAACCGCAGCCTTCACCTCCTCCATTGCGTGTTCGGGGTGGTCAAACGACATGCGGCGCTCCTTTTACTTCCTTGTGGCTCAGCAGTCTGCCGAAGCTGTTCTCAGGGTAGTCCCAATCGTTGTCTTCTGTCGCCATGTCGCGGTTCCACATGAACATCGCAGCATACCTGAGACTGTCGATTGCGTGGTCGCTACACGTCGGGTCCGGGCGCTCCTTCACAGGCTTGCCATCACGGCTACGCGTCCAGATGTAGCTAGCCATCTCATCCTCTAGACAATACGGCTTCTTCTTCTCGACGCGGTCTCTGTCGCGACCGACAAGGCTGTCGCGGATGATGTAGATACGGGGGCCATTGTCGACCTTGCTCAAACCCCACCGCACCATGTCAATACCGGTGCGGATGGCGTTGCGCGCCTTCCGGGCGATACGGTTGCCGTTCCGCCCCCGTGCATGCCCCAAACGGTCGTTGAAGACCTTGATGTACTCAGGCTCGCTCGGGTCGCAGACCAGCGCCTGAAGGTTGTACTTCTCGTGGTACTTGACCACATGCTCCGCCCACCAGTCCTGGTTCTGGCCAGTGCGGTATATTTCGGCGATGCGGTACATGCGGTCGTCGTTGACGCCCCATATCTGCAAGCATCCCGGGTGACGAAGCCCTTTGTC